CCTTGTGCCCTGCGCCGCGTGAAATCACTTGACGCCCGCTTGGTTGAGGAGCCGCGGGAGGTCCCGCGACAGTTGTGCGAGCGCCTCGAGCGCACGGCGTTGCTTGGCCTCCGTGCCCTCGCAGAACTTCTCGACAAGCCAGTACACGGGCATCAGGTCGCCCGTTGCCGTAATCAGGTCGGCGAGCCTTTTGGCTGGGAAATGGACGTTGTCGTTGGGGTTGTCGGCGAGCTTTCGGGACAGCTCGGAGGCGCTCATGTCGAGGTCGGCGGCCACTACCTTGAAGGGCTTGCCGCACCCGTAGACACTGGCCTTGACGCAGTCCAGGAACTCCGGGAAGCGCTCGGTGAGGCCGGACTCGAAGTCGATCTCCATCTGTAATTTCGCGCTCACTGGAACCCCCTGAGCGAATCTTTCAGTGCGTTTCAGTGCCCTGCCGGAGCCAAATAAAGCCGCGCACGGTGGCGCGGCCTATACTCAGGACGGGTCCCGGTTTTCCAGCTCTCGGAAGTACCTCGTGAGCTTGTCCACGGTGCCGCTGCGAGGGTCTTTGGTGACTCGCCGCGCGATCTTCTCGAACGTGCGGATCGACACACCGCTGCCCGCCGCCACGGCCGGCCAGCGGCCCTTGGAGGCTTGGAGCTTGGAAATGATGTACTCGAGATGTCCTGCCATACGCGCCCCCGATAGTACGCCCATAAGTGGGCGTGTGCAAGCCACCGATGGGCGCGGGGGTGAGATAGGCTATCCGCGCATGAAAAAGACCGGAAAACGCTCCACACCGCCCCACATGGAGTCGCGGGAAATCCTGGCCGCTAACCTCCGTGCGCGCATGGACGAGCGCTTCGCAAACGCGGCCGATCGGGTAGAGGCGCTGCACAAACGCAGCGGCGTGGCCCGATCAACGATTCAGCGGATCCTGAAATCCGAGGTTGGGGCGACGCTAGACACCATAGCCCATGCGGCTATGGCTCTTGGCTGTGAGCCTTACGAGCTCTTGCTTCCCCCTCAGCGAGCAGTAGAACGAGTAGCCTGACCAGGCCCTGAGCGACTGGCGCGACGGCCTCTAGCTCCTCTAGCGTCCAATTATCCTCCCACGTCTCGACGCACCGCAGTGCGTCGTAGATGTCGTCATGCACCTGTCTCCGCAGTGTCTCAATCACGATTGTCTTCCCGCCTGACTGCCAGCACCCCTTGGGAGAAATATACCATGATCTGGAACCCGTGGTTTCTGTGAAATCGGTCACGCTCCCCAGCCCATAAATGGGTTGACCTGCGCCCATCTTCGGGCTTACGATGCTCCCATCAGCCACGGAAACCATCCGAACGGGGAGAGCAACCATGAACCGAACCCCCCTCACCCGCGAGCAGAAGCTCGCCGCCCTGAAGGCCCTCACTGATCTGGCTCTCGATCTCCGGCGCCGGGAGCGCGAATGGCGGGACAGACTGCCCGCCCTCGCACGGAGGCAGGCGGGGTGAGCGCCTCTGTCTACCTCGCCATCCTGATCGTCGGCATGTGCGGTGCCGTGTGGCACGTGGCGTCGCAGTTGAGGCGTTCGGCTTGTGCGCGGAGCCGGGAGAAGCAGCGGTGAAAGCCTGGCACTTCCTGGCCGAGGACAAGCGGCCAACAAGTGAACTCATCGAGCGTGGATGGAATAGCTACCGGGATATGGTCCTTCCGAAGAACGCGCCCGATATACAGATCCGCGAGTGCCGGCAGGCATTTTACGCAGGAGCGGCGATTCTCATGCAGGGAATCATGGGCGCACTAGATTCGGGAGACGAACCTACCGACGCGGACATGCAGCGTATGGCGGCTATCCAAGACGAACTGGATGCCTTCGGGCAAGAGATTGACAAGCGATACCTAGGCAACACGGAGCATTGATTGTGCCGCAATACAGATATCTCGAACACGGCGAGATCATTAAGGCGACCGACGAGTATGACGCATGCAACGACGGATGGCGCGACGATCCGGTGTGGAAGCCCGTAAAGACTCGCATCGGACAACCCGCGCCTGATCCGAAATATCCAGCGCACACCATTTACCGGCGAAGGCTGACGTTCTGGGAACGGTTTCGTCGCTGGATGACTTGGGCAACGGTTGACGAAGCCTGTACCGATAAACCGCTGCCACTCTGGAAGCGGGCCGCTCGATACGTGTTCAGGTAGAGGAACAGCGGTGAAAGCCTGGCACTTCCTGGCCGAGGACAAGCGGCTCGGTTACGGCGACGGCCGCCTTGTCCGCAACCGCAAGCTGACCCGGATGCTGAATCGGGAGATTGGAGCATGACCGACAAGGAGCTTGCGGATCGCGTCGTGGCGCTCGGTGTGGGCAAGACAGGCCCGGAGCCCTTCGATAACTACTACTACCACGGCAAGGACGCTGCCGTGTTTGCCTTTGCTTTCGTCCGCGACTGGCGCGTGGCCGGGGCGCTGATGGAGCGGTGCTGGTCCGTTGACATCTACCGCGAGGACGACCGATACGACGTAGAGGCGTGGACCAGGTCGGGTCCGGAATTCGAGCGAGCCCACCTATACGAAGGGCAGCACCAGTCATTGCCCCGCGCCATCATCGAAGCCTGCGTGAAGGCACTGGAGCATCGCAGGGCTGGACGCGGGCTACCGTGAGGAGCACGGGAAGTTACGCGCGGGGAGTGTCGAGGAGGCCAAAGGCAGCTCAGCTGTCAGCGGTCACGGCACGTTGAACCGTGAACTCAATATGAGCCCGACAAGGGCGAACCGCTGTCGAGTCCGGATGGACCGGGCGAAGACGGCGGCAGCATGAGACTCCGAATTGGCTGGTGGAGGGAACACGAATGAACCGCTACGAACCAACCCTTTACGTGCGCCCGAACATCGACCCACGCAAGCCCGGTGACCGTGAGCGCTTTGAGCAGCGTATGAGCGAATTGCCGCTGATTCGCGCGACGGCTAGGCGTCTGCACGAAGCGCGGAAGGCACGGGGAGCGCTTGTGTTTGGGAGGGCGGCATGACCGACGCCTGCCCCTACTGCCACCACGACGACTGCGAGTGCGATGGCGGTGCTGAGAGCCAAGAAGAAGCCACGAGCGGCACGAGCTTCCAGGAGCGGTGGGAACTGACGGAGGGCCCGCGGTAATGACGACCGTGCAAGACGTAGCCGACCAACTCGGCGGCGACCGGTCCTCGGATCCTGACGACGCCTACCAGTGGCAGTCCGTGGACCCGGACCGGGCGTATGACGAGTTCATGGACGACCTGCTGCTCGAACTCGCGGAGATTGCCGGGACGGACCTGCGGAAGGAATGGGACAAAGAGACGGAGGACAACCATGAGTGACGCAGCAGAGACCAAGGCGGTTGATGAGGTGGTGAGCGTTGACTCCCTTTTGACGAAGCTGGCCACATCGGACATCGATGCCGACCGTCTCGACCGGATCCTGGAAGTCCGGGAGCGGATTCTCTCCAAGCAGGCAGAGACGGACTTCAACGCCTCGATGGCGGCGGCCCAGGCCGAGATCGGCAGGGTCGCGGCGGACGCGGTGAACCCGCAGACGCGAAGCAAGTACGCGACGTATGCGGCACTCGACCGTGTGCTGAGGCCGGTCTACACGAAGCACGGCTTCGCGCTGTCCTTCGACGAGGGCGATGCCCCGAGGGAGGACTGGATCCGTGTGCTGTGCCATGTCTCCCACAGGGGCGGTCACACGCGGACGTACAAGAAGGACATGCCCGCGGACGGCAAGGGTGCCAAGGGCGGCGACGTGATGACCAAGACCCACGCCGCCGGGTCGGCCATGTCCTACGGGATGCGGTACTTGCTCAAGGGCGTCTTCAACGTGGCCGTGGGCGAGGACGACGATGACGGTAACGCGGCGGGTGGCAGAGCTCCCGCGAAGATCACCGGCAAGCAAGCCGACACTCTCGCGCAGCTCATTGCTGACGCGGGGGCGGACGTGAACAAGTTCCTGCGGCACTACAAGATCCAGGCGATTGCCGACCTGCCTGCTGACCGGTACGACGGTGCGGTGTCGGCGCTGAAGCGGAAGATGGTGGATGCTGCAGCGGACTGACGAATGGCTGACCGCCAGACTCGGGCGCGTGACCGCCTCACGCATCGCTGACGTGGTCGCGCGCACCCGGAACGGCTGGGGCGCCTCGCGGATGAACTACCGGGCGGAACTGATCACCGAGCGCCTGACTGGCCAGCCTGCCTCCCGCTACATGACCCAAGAAATGCGCTGGGGCATCGACACCGAGGCGGACGCCATAGCGGCGTTCGAGTTCTACACCGACCTGACAGTAGAGCCGGTGGGGTTCGTGGAGCACCCGACCATTGAGATGGCGGGGGCGAGCCCTGACGGGTTGATCGGCGAGGAGGGGTTGATCGAGGTCAAATGCCCAAACAGCGCCACCCACATAGACACCCTTCTCGGCGCGCCTATCCCGGGCCGCTACGTCCTGCAGATGCAGTGGCAAATGGCATGCACCGGCCGCAAGTGGTGCAAGTGGGTCAGCTTCGACCCGCGCCTCCCGGAGAGGATGCAACTGCACATCGTCCACGTGGAGCGGGACGACAAGAAGATCGCCGAGCTCGAGCACGCCGTGCGGGTATTCCTCCGGGAGATAGAGACCATCCTTGCGGAGCTGCGGGCGAGGTACGAGGAAGCGGCGTGACCACGCAGACCTTCATCCTGCCCAAGAACAAGCGCCGCGACGACGCGCTGGCGCGCATCATCCGCGCTATCCATGCGTTGCCCGTGGACAAGCTGTACGCGGTGGAGATCAAGGAACGGAAGCGGGGACGGACGCTTGCACAGAATAGCTATCTCTGGGGGGTCTGCTACGCGGAGATTCTGCGCCAGGGCGGCGAGGCGCTGGCCGGCTGGGAGGCCGAGGACATCCACCAGTACATGCTCGGCGAGTGGTCGGGATGGGAGGAGCTGGAAGGGCTTGGCCGCAAGCGCCTGCGCCCGGTCAAGCGCAGCTCGACCCTGTCGGTTACCGAGTTCATGGACTTCGTCGAGTTCATACAGCGGAAGGCGGCGGGGTTGGGGATTTACATTCCCGACCCGAACGAGGAGTTGGCGGCGTGAGCAAGCTCCTGACGCCAGCCGAGGCCAGGCGCTATCTTGGTGTCTCCCGGTTCGTGTTCGACTCGAAGATTCGCCCGCAACTTCATGAGACCCGGTATGGTCCGCGGACCGCCCGCTTC